AATTAGAAATAATTCCTATTAATAGTTATATTCATACGCCTATACAAGCAATACCTTTTAGTCCTCCTGTAACTTTAACTATTGGTAGCCCAATAATACAAGTACCAGGCTGTGTTGTATTTAATCCTGCTAATGAAAAATCAATAAAATTAGTGACTGAGGATGATAGAGGTAATAGAACTTTATGTGATGGAACTGTACCATATTTCTTTCCTATGGATTATGTCCCTGAAGATTTAGTTTTTGTAGAAGATGTAGCTGCACCTACAGTAACTCCTGCTCCAGAATTAGAAACTCCTCAACCTAACTTAG